ATTCGCAAGGGCCAGGACGTGAAGTCTCGATTCGAGAACGAACACGGCGGGTTCAGATTCTCGACGGCGGTCGGCGGAATAATGGGCGAGGGCGGCGACTTTGTAATCCTCGACGACCCGCACAACGTCGAACAGGCCGAAAGCGACGACAACCGCGAGGAGGTCGTGCGCCGGATCCGCCTTGCGCTGCCGACTCGTGTTCGCTCGCCCGACGGTGGCGTTTGCGTAATGATGCAACGCTTACACAGCCGCGACTATGCGGGCCACATGATCGCTGACCAAGCCGACCTCGTTCACTTGTGTTTGCCTGCGCGTTACGAGAAAAAGCACCCGCACGTCACGGTTCCGGTGACGCTGAAAAAGTCCGGGCGCGTAATGCCGGGCGACTACCGCACCGAAGAGGGCCAGCTTTTGTGGCCCGAACTGTTCAGCGACGAACGGCTCGCGGCGCTCGAAGTGGAGCTGGGCGCGTACGGCAAGGCGGGCCAGCTGCAGCAGCGTCCGGTCCCGCGCGGCGGCGGTATGTATAAACTGAAATGGTTTGCCGGTAAGTTCGTCGACGCGGACGACGTGCCAAAGGGCGGCGCGTGTACCCGAGGCTGGGATCTGGCGGCGACCGCTGACAACACGCGCGGGCAGGGCGACTACACGGCAGGCGTGAAAGTCCGACGAGTCGGTGGTAGATTCTACGTCGAACACGTAAAACGGTTTCGCGGATCGCCACTTCAAGTACGCCAAACAATGAAAATGACGGCGGACGCGGACGGAAAGGCTGTGCATATCGACTTTCCGCAGGACCCCGGCCAGGCTGGTAAAAGTCAAGCCGAGGATCTCGCCGCCGAGTTTGCCCGGTTCCGCGTGCATTACAGCACCGAGTCCGGCAGCAAGGAGGTTCGGCAGGACGCGCCAGCGGCGCAGGCCGAAGCGGGTAACGTCTATATCGTTCGAGGCGATTGGAATCAGGATTTCCTCGACGAACTCACAACCTTTCCAACCGGAGATTACGACGACCAAGCCGATGGTTTCGCGCGCGCGTATCATCGGACGGCACGACAATCGAAGGGCGTGAGGTCCGGCGGCTACATCGGAGCAAGCTAAAATGGCGAACCTATCAAGCGACATCGAACAAACTAACCCGCTGTACGACCTCAAGGTTTCCGAGTGGACACTCGTCGCCGACGGGTACGAGGGCGAGAAAAAAGTAAAACAGCGCGGCTCGGTGTATTTGCCAACGACCAGCGGCCAGCGTGCGCTCGGTCTCGGCAAGTCCGGCGTCAACAACAACGAGGGGCAGGAACTTTACGACGCGTACATTCTGCGCGCGAACTATCCCGCGCTCGTGCGTGACGTGGCCAACGCTTTGGTCGGCGTAATGAACAAAGAACCGCCCGTGATCGAGCTCCCCGACGCGCTCGAAGATATGCTGCTTATGGCCACCGCTCGCGGCGAACCGCTCACCGCTTTGCTGCGCCGGGTCCAGCTTTACCAGCTGCTATACGGGCGAACGGGGATCCTCGCCGACGTGGACGCCTCGCGGGATTTGCCGTATCTCGTGGACTATCCCGCGTTGCGAATCATCAATTGGGACGACGAGCCAAAGGACACCGAGGACGCACAGCGCACCGTTTCGTTGGTCGTGCTGGACGAAACCCGCAATGTTCGCGACGGCTTTACGTGGGAGGAGCGTGACAAATTCCGCGCCCTGGAAATCGGCGAGGGCGGCAAGTACGAGGTCACGATCGACGACAACGGCGCACGCGCCGCCGTGGTCATGCCAGCTATTCAGGGAACGACGCTCGAGAAAATCCCGTTCGTGTTTATCAATTCGTCGGACCTCGTGCCGGAGCCGGGCGACACGCCGCTGTTGGGATTGGCTCGGCTGGCGCTGACAATTTACCGAGGCGACGCCGATTATCGGCAGGCCCTGTTCATGCAAGGGCAGGACACGCTGGTCGTGATCGGCGAGGACACCGAGGGCGGCAAGCTGATCGTCGGCGCTGGCGCTCACATCAACATTCCGAACCCCGATGGCGACGCCAAGTTTATCGGCGTGGACGGTCAAGGCTTGCCGGAAATGCGCGAGGCGCAGGCCACGGACTACGAACGCGCGCTGAACTACGGCCTGCAGCTTATGAGCGGAGCCGGAGCCGAGGCCGCCGAAACCCTGAAAATTCGCGTCGCTGCCCGAACGGCGGATCTCGTGAACATCGCGATGACTTCCGCCGCTGGCCTCACCGATATTCTGAAAACCTGCGCCGAGTGGGTCGGCGCTGATCCCGAGGAGGTCAAGGTCGAGCCGAACACCGACTTTATCGACGAGACAATGGGCGCGGCTGAATTGCTCGGCTTTATGAACGCCAAATCTCGCGGCGCTCCGCTGTCGTTCAAATCGATCCACGCGCTGATGCGCAAAGGCGACGTCACGCAGCTGTCGTTCGACGAGGAGGAGGAGGCAATCGCCGACGAGCCACCGCCCGACGATCGCACCGGGCTGGGCGAGCCTCCGCAGCTGGACGAGGACGGCAACCCGATCGCGCCGGCCGGAAACGCGCCGCCTGGAAATGGCCCGCCGGGAAACCAGCCGCCGCCGGGCCAGTAGTCCGTGCCGTCGAACGACGACATTCGGGACGAACTGGTACGCCGCCGCGTTGAGATAAACCGCTTCGCGGCGGGCCTTGCAGCCCGAATGCGGGCGATTCTGAACCGGGCCGAGCCTGCACTCCGGGCGAGATTGAAAGCACGGCTCGAGCGGGCGAACCTCCTGAACGCGGATCCCGGGCCGCTGACAACGCGCAAGCTGCAAGGAATCGAGCGGCTGATCCGCGAGCTAAACGGGCCGACTTTCAACGACATAGACGCCGTTGTTCGCTCGGAACTGGTCGCGTTTGCGAAAGCCGAGGCGCTGGCCAACGCTGCAAACATCGCCGCCTCGCTGCCGTTGATCGTGTCGTTGTCCGTGCCGGACGCTCGCGCCTTGCGGTCGATCGTATTCGCCCGGCCCTTTGAACGCGCAATCCTGCGCGATTGGCTGGGACAGTTCGCGGACAACGACCGGCGACGCTTCATGGACGAGATACGGCAAGGCGTCCTGTTCAACGAGACACCGACGCAAATCAGCCGCCGCATTTTCGGCTCGCAGGAGCTCGGCGGCGTGGACGGCGTGCGGGAAATCACAAGGCGTGGCGCGCTCACGCTGGCGAACACGGCCACGGCTGCGATTTTCAACGGCGTGCTGGAGGCGCTATACAACGCCAACAAGAAAATCGTCCGCCGGGAACTGTACGTGGCGACGCTCGATTCGCGCACCACGCCGATATGCCGGAGCCTCGACGGCAAGGTTTTCGAGGTCGGCAAAGGGCCACGGCCACCGATCCACATAAACTGCCGATCCGTTCGCGTGCCGCAAATCGACGGGCGGAAAATTTCAGGACGGCCAAGCAACGCAACGATCGAAAGCGAACTCGCGGGCCTGCGCGGTCCGGCCAGGCGGCGCGCTGTTTCAAAACTCGTCGGGCAAGTCCCAGCCGATACCACGTACCAGCAATGGCTATCCCGCCAGCGCGTAGCGTTTCAAAACGAGGTCCTCGGACCGACTCGCGGCGTATTGTTTCGCAAGGGCGGGCTGACGCTCGACAGTTTCGTCGATCGCTCCGGCCACCAGTACACGTTGCGCGAACTTTACGAGCGCGAAGCCGCCGCTTTCCAGGCCGCAGGCTTGCCAGCGCCGACGCTGTAATGTTGCAAACCGCGCGACAACGGCAGTAGAATCTCGAACGACGGCGCGATGCCGTCGCAACCTACCGCGTGATACGGGAGAGAAACTTTGGAACTTGCCGACAGCTACGACAATCTGACAGCGGTCCCGCCTGAACAGCTGGCGCTCTACAAGGAAAAGGACGGAAAGGCCGTCCTCGATTTGTCGGGCCTCAAAACGACGGCGGACTTCGATCGCTACGCCACCGCGCTCAAAGCACGATTAGCGGACGCAACCGGCGATCTGAAAGGCGTACAAGGGCAAGGCATGACTCGTGATGAGATCATGTCGGCGATCACCGATGCTGCAGCGAAACTTGGAAAGCCAAACGGCGACGGTCGTGCTGGCAAGACAGGGGATGGTGACGCGGAACTTGCGACGCGTGTTCACGATTTGGAACGCGAACTGAAAGCGACCAAAGACAAACTCGAAACCTCGGAGAGTGTTGGCAAGGCGGCCAAAACTCAAGCGATCGAAAATACAATAAAAAACGCATTGACAGGAGCGGCGGTTAAGCAGGGCGTAAGACCCGAAGCCGTCGACTCGCTTGTCACACTGGTCGCGAAATCATTCGAGGTATCGGGCGAGGGCGGAGTGGTTACCAAACTCGAAGGGACGCATCCGGCAGGCGTGACGCCAAACAGCGCGCCCGACGTGTTTTTCTCGGCGATAAAGCGAGCGAACGACTACTCGTACTTTTGGCCGGGCAGCAAAGGCGGAGGCGCGACGCCTCCGGGCAGCGGCGGTACGGGCGGTGACGCAAACAACCCGTGGAGCGCGAAAGGATGGAACCTCACGAACCAAGCGGTGGCCGTTCGAGCCAATCGAGGCGACGCCGAACTACTGGCAAAACAGGCTGGCTCATTCATAGGCGCTACCAAGCCAGCCAAATAATTGATACATTACGCGCGAAAGCGCAGGGCGTGAGGCCCATCGAACCCCACAGGAGATAGTCTCATGGCCTTAGTACAAATCGCGGACGTTGTCGTCCCTGAAATTTTCACGCCGTACGCGCAGCAAGTCACCGAGGAAAAATCGCGGATCATTCAAAGCGGCGCAG